TGTTACAGTTTGCTAGTTGCGCTATCTGGCTCATATGCCTCCTTTAATTTAGCGTACACCGTTCTCAATAAACATGCGTACTATCGTAGCAATCAGCACCGCGTTCAGTGTCATACTAAGACCAAACTTGTGCCTGCGAATAAGGAACCAAACAATAGCCCAGGAGCTAATATCGCCCTTATCCAGCTGCTTCAGCACGTAGGCTTTAGCTGTTCCTGGTGTTACTTTGATCTTATCTTCACTGTCGATTAGTTTACCGGCTGATAGTGTTGCTGCGTGACTCATTGTTTTGTTTCCTTGTTTATTTTGTTTTCATTTACACAATTACTGCACTCGGCTGGGGCTTCTAACTTCGTTGCAACTGTGTGTGTTCCAAGCATATTGCCGAGACCTATTAGTTGTTGCCCGTGTTGTTCGCAACAGTTGACTGGTCCGGTCGCCCAATGAACTACCATCGTTGCTGGGTATTTAAGTTTGCTCATACATTAAGCTCCCATCCTTGCTAACAGGGTTAGTCCGAGTACGAATGTACCCACCAACATCCAGTTAATTATTAAATCCTTGCGTGACAGTTTGTCGTACATGTTGTACTCCCTGTTTAATGTTTGTATTGTTGATACGCCTAGCCCTATAGTTCTAAGAGACTATTTCAACGGGGTTTCACCGTGCTTGTCATTGGCAGACAGGCCATCTCAGTATCTACAGGGTAAGACGTACCATTTTGTTCTAGAGTGTACGAGGCTGACCACAAGGTTCTGTCTGCTGTTCTTATGGGTAAGCATTTTATCAAAGCTTATACGACGCTTCTCACGCAGCTCCACCCATCTAATGGAGTCTTTGGTCGCCATGCTCCAGGACTGTCTACTAGGTAGTTCAGTTGCCCTTGTTAGCAATTGTGCGAACGGGTATTGTTGTGTCAGCTTTGAATAGGCAGTGGACGAAGTGACTTGTGCGCCCTCCTTGTACACTCTAGCTAAGTTGTTAAGTTAAAGCCTCACGGCTTCTAAGTAGAAAGGATTAGCGCTAGTTACGAAGCCTGTCGTCAACTAAATGCTGTCGGCTAGTGTTCGCGCCCCACCCTGTCTATGTGCTAGTAAGTAATTCAACTTACTGAACACAGTATAGCAAATGCTTAGTACTTAGTCAATACCAATTGCTATAGCACAAGCATTTCGTTAAACATAATACGAACAAACAGATGTGGTATGATACAAATATGAAACACGCCAAACCTAACACCGAAGTATTCGCAGAGGTCTATGCCCACACAAAAAGCCCAGGAAAGGCCATGCTTGCCGCCCAGCCTACTTTAGTAACTAATAAGAACTACGCGAATGTCAAAGCTCACAGACTTTTAAAACGCACCGATATACAAGAGAAAATACAGAAAAACTTAGAGAAAATGAGTAAAAGCGCTATAAAAAGAATAGAGACGCTGATACAGAGCAAAGACGAAGGCATAGCTACCACAAACGCGTGGAAGACCATAGAACATGTACGAGGCAAAGCCGTCACACGGAGTATTAGTCTACACGATTCCGCCTCTATAGAAGACGCACTATTTGAGTAGTGCCAACTGCCGCGCGTGCTGAGGGGTTGTCGTACGAACACAGGACTTGTCGCGAGCTAGTCCATAGAATCTTTATAAGACTAATAGAGTTTATAGTTATGTGCTAACAGGTCACGACTCGATCTTTTGTAGAAATCCAAGCCACACACAAGCCATATAAGCCACTTAACAGATGTAAGTGGCATCTATATTCATCTACTTAATACTAGGGCACTTCGCACAATGTACGTTGTCAGACATAAATTAACAGAGGTAGAGCACACCAAACACTACACATACCTAGCACATATACTACATATAGCGTACACACAGCAGCACATAGAGGCCTACACACCCCCAACCATTAGCTGTTAACAGGGGCCGGTGCCTTGTTTAGAGACCGGGGTATACACATACGCGGGGGGAACGTAGTGAACTGCTTGTTTACGAAGATGTCTCATTTTCTAGCTAACAATACTTGTACAGATTAGTACATAGATGTACAATAATGTACATGAAGGTATACGAACTAAGAAACAACTTGAAAGCAGCCTTGGATAAAGCTATACGTGGAGAGAAGGTTCTAATTGAACGTGGCGGGGTACAGTATGAGTTACGTGCTGTTGGAACCATCGGAAAAGTCTTTGAATCTGCGCCAACTGATTATACAAGAAATGTTCCAGTTAAGCCTAAAAAGGATGTCAGCACTCTCCTAAATGAGATACCTGGGGTTATCAGGGCCACTGACTCCGTAGTGGAACTAGTACGGTGTAAGGGAACGCACTATATGGATAGAACTAATTGTGGAAAGCCTGGTTGTCCTTGGAGTTTTGCTAAGTAGTCTACCAGGCGGTGCACTTGTGAGGGGTCCCACCTATATACCGGCCGCAAGTAGGGCAGGTGTCGGAGGGAACTTCAGTAGGAGCGGTGTCAATTTCTTCCATAATGGTATTATTAGCATAGATGGACAAAGAAGCACAACTTGCGCGGATTAGGGAGGTCGCTAAAGACTTTAAAGAATTCGCTAGACTTAACCTCAAAATTAGGACGAAGGATGGGCGGATTATAAGTCTGTACCCATTCAAACCTGTACAGGAAGTGATTGTAGAGCGCACGATTGCCAAACTGGAGGCCGGTGAGCCGGTGCGGTTTATTATATTAAAGGCTCGGCAACAGGGTGTTAGTACTATGATAGAGGCCCTCATATATTGGTGGACCGTCACTCATAAATACCAGCAGAGTAAGATCATAGCCCATAACACGGATACGAGTGGGTATTTATATGCGATGTTTCGGATGTTTTATGACAACTCTCTAAAGAACTTCCAGCCTACCACTCGCTATAACACTAGAACAGATATTACCTTTGATAATGAAGCAAGCCCAGAAAAGGGTTTGAAGAGTCAGATTGACACTGCCACTGCAGAGAATACCGGTACGGGAAGAGGCCAGACTGTGCAGTGGTTACATGGTAGTGAGGTCGCTCTCTGGCCCAAGGGTCAAGAGATTGTCGCTGGACTGATGCAGGCTGTCCCTATGATGGCAAATACGGCGGTCTTTCTAGAGAGTACTGCGAATGGAATAGGGGATTACTTTCATACTACGTGGGAGGCCGCCCAACGCGGGGAGAGCGCCTTTGAACCACTCTTTTTCCCGTGGACAATGGACCCAGAGTATTCTATTAAGCCACCTAAGTTCTTTAAGTTGACGCAGGAAGAGAAAAAAGTAAAGAAAGAGTTTCACCTCACACTTGGACAAATCTACTGGCGTAGAAAGAAAATGCTGGAATTTATCGGGGACGAAAAGAGGTTTTACCAGGAATATCCCCTAACCGATACTGAAGCTTTCCTAGCTAGTGGAAACCCACGGTTTGACACAAACAGACTCGCCGAAATGCAACAGAAGTGCTACGACGGACAAAGTATAGAGTTACTAGAGAAAACTAATCAGGCCAAGTTGAAAGAAATCCACGCTAAACCAATGGAAGGTGCTCCACTAAAGGTTTGGCTTCAACCCCAAGCTGGGCGTGACTATGTAATTGGAGCAGACATTGCTGAGGGGATAGACGAGGACTTTAGCTGTGCCACCGTAATGGACAAACAAACCCACCAAACTGTTGCCAGGTTTAGGGGTGACATGGAACCCGCTGATTTTGGGGAATACTTGGCTCTGCTCGGAACGTGGTACAACCACGCGCTTATAGGGCCGGAGATTAACAACCATGGGCTTACGGCCGTCCAAAGACTCAGGGATGTGGGGTATGACAATATATATAGAAGAGAGTTAGGTATAGACGAGCGCTATGAGGAATACACCTCCAAACTGGGCTGGCGCACTGATGTACGCACGAAACCGCTCATGATTGACAACCTCAGTGAGGCGATAAGTACGAATCAAATAATAGACTACGACAAGATATTTATTAGAGAGTGTATGACTTACATCCGCGACAACCGGGGGAGAACCAATGCCCAAGAAGGCCAGCATGACGACACTGTAATAGCTACAGCGATTGCCCTCCAATTATTTGAGTGGAGTCCTGTTACCCAAGGTAAGCTAAGCATAAAGTCCAAACTTCCCACTAAGTACACCAATATTCGTAGAAACAACCGCGCTCTGATGAAAAAGAGACCAGTGTTAAATCATTAGCAATATAGTATAGTACAGATATGGACCAAACACCTCCGCAGACAGTTGAAAATGAGACTGATCCCACCCTTGTAAAAGTCATTACCGCATTTAATAACTCAAAGAAGTACACCGAAGGTGGATTCTGGGATACTTGGGAGGATAGTTGGAAGCTATTTAATGGCCAGCGGGTGAATATTGGATACGATGGTTTTTCAGATACCTTTATCCCTGAAACCTACACTGAAATTCAGCAGATGAAAGCCCACCTGATAAATGGCAACCTAGAAGTTGAATTTATACCGACTCACCCTAGTCAAAGCGCCCCAACTAGTACTCTCCAAGACCTATTTAATTATGCCTGGTACAAAGATTATATGGACCAAAAGATAGACCAGAGTGTTACTGAATACTTGGTAACGGGTAACTGCTATATTTGGAGTTACCCAGGAGAAAATGGCCTCTCATGTCAGCGTGTAGTAAGTGCGCGGGATTGTTTCTTTGACCCGATGATTAAGAATTACCAAGATCTGAACGATTGGGGCTACTGTGGCTACCGTTATATTACGACCAAACAAGCGCTGGAGGATGAAACTGTAGTAAATGGCCAGTATGACGAGAATGATCCCAACTCTACCGAGAGAGTAAAACGTTTTAAGAACCTCGATAAAGTAGGCACTCTCAATGCCGACGGAGACAATGAAACTGCCAAACAGGAACGCGAAGAAATGCTCGCTGATGCAGTGTTAATAGATAAATCTGACCAAGTCGAAGTTATTGTCTTTATTAAACCCTCTACTAAAGAACAGATTTTGATGGCGAATCGCTCGGTCATTATAGAAGAACTCACAGACGACCAGTTTCCGTTCCAGCGCAAGAAGAAAACCATCCAAAGTGCCGATGATGCTGGTAATCCCGTTAGTTTTGACATGCCTGAGATTGACCCATTTGCTCCTGTTGCGCCGTTCAGGAACCACATAGACGTCAATTTGTGGTATGCGAGGGGGGATGTAGAGATAATCGGCCCATCACAGGAGCGTCTAAACGACACCCAGGCCCAGAAAACTGACAACCTAACCTTCCAGCAGAACCGGATGTGGGCATTGGACCCCACTTTTGCGCAGAAACTGGATGAGATTCAGTCCGTACCAGGGGCAGTGTTTACGATTCCCCCCGGGGCGTTAGAACAGATCCAGACGCAACCAATTGGACCAGATGCAGACATAGAAATCGCCCGGATTAAGCAGGAAATGCAAGCTGCTAGCGGAACAAATGAGGCCTATCACACCAATACCCAGACCGCCGGACGTCAGAGTGCCTACCAGATTAACCAAAACCTCGTTGCACTAGGTGCAAGGTTCCAGGTAAAGATTAAAAACTTGGAAAATGAGGCTATGCGTATCTTGGCCACGAATATGTGGAAGATTATGCAGATATTTATCGACAAAGAAATACCTATACGGGTAATGGGGCCACAAGGGAATGCCTGGGCCACTTATAACCCCGGTCTTTACTTAGGTGATTGGGATGTACAAGTAAAACTCGGCGCTACGGCCGATACAATTAAGGAAACCCAGCGCCAGCAGATGATGCAATTCTTCTTACTAGCTAGCAAACAACCGTTTGTAGACCAGCGCGGGTTATTCATCACGGTCACACCCCAGATATTCCCCGATATTAACTCTAGAAGCGCTCAAGCCCTCGTAATGCCTCCACCGCCGCCACAACCACCTCCAACTGCTGCAGCCGCACTTGCTAACACGATTAAGTTTGGCGAAGACCTCTACCCAGATGAACAAGCTGAGGTGCTAAACGAGCTAGGCGTACAACCCAGTCCTTACCGCGAAGAGCAGACGGGAATAAACGCAAGTCCTATGAACCCTGGTACCGTGAAAGCCAATGCTGCAGTACTCCACGCTAAAGCAGGTGCTCCACCCCAGCAGGCCTTTGAACAAGCTGGTATGCAGACCGCTGGAAGCCCACCGGTAGGTGCTCCGACTAGTGGTGTGGCGAACGTTCCCAAGGTTCCAGCATGAGTGATGTAGATGACGCGGTTTACAGCGCGTATCGCTCATTCTTACAGGGTGCAGCTGGGCAAGATCTGGTGGATCGCCTGAAAATGACCGAAGCTAAGTATATGATGGAGGGCATGAAAGCCACCACTGTAGAGCAAAAAGGTCTAGCCATGGAACGAATGCACACAGTGTACCTAATCCGCACCATGTTAGATGATCTAGCGAAGCCGAAGGTTGCTCCTGTGCAGTCGAAGTCTGCTAAGAACCAGTCAAATGCTCAGGCTGGTTCTTAATAGCTTTTGACATCAGTACCACTTATGTTTTATGCTTCGATCAGAGCATATGTACTTCTTTTGCGTAGCAAATAAGCTTCGCTTAACTTAAATGAAAGGGTAACTGATGGATTCAGACACCACAACTTCTGATTCTGTAGAGTCAGGCGCGGATGACGCACAACTTGAAACTACAGATGTAAACACAGAGGCGGTCACTGAGGACGAAGAAACCTCTCAAACCAGCGAATCAGACGAATCTGGGTCCGACGAGGACAACTCAGATGACACTGAACTCAAGGAATGGGCGGCTAAAAAGAATCTTCCTCTCGATGACCCCATCAAGATGGCTAAAATGTACCGTGAAGCGGAACAGGCCCTCGGCAAGAAAGGTCAAAAAGAAGGCCAACTAAAGAATGCCGTCTCGACTGCAAACGAAGCCTCCAGTACGGAGGACTATCAGGCATTGAAGAATGAGGTAGAGGCGTTGAGCTTTTACGTCAATCACCCCGATGCGAAGCAGTATGAGAGCACCATGGTTGACATCTTGGAAGAGAAACCACATTTAGCGAGTGACCTCGAAGCAGTACTAGATATTGCTCGTGGACGCTCAATGACTGATGCCGCTACACGACTTGCAGAACGAAACGCTGGGAAGAAAGAAGCACGCGAATCCGCCGAACAGGCTGGACGAGCAGCTCAACCCCGAGCAAGTGCCCACTCCACTACTACTGTAGGTAAAATAACTCCCCAGAATGTAGATCAGGTGGTAGCACAGCACATGGGTGACCCGGTATGGTACCAAAAGAACCTTGCCGCCATCAATGCAGCGCTTGAGGGTTAAAATTTAACTCTTAGAAAGATTTGATATGGCAACAGTAACTGGAGCCTATGGCTCCGGCAACGTAAACATCGGTGTAACAGCCGGTAACGTGTTCCGTTTTTACTAAATGGCGGAATTAAAATCTCTTCTAATCAACGGGGAACCTCCAGTAGTGGAAAACCCCCAGCAAGTTTAAATACAGCTGCACAGACTAAGTGAAGAGACAGGAGCAATCCTGATGCGATAGTCGGGCCTGCATCGTACACAATAAGATGCAGAGTTGGGCAGAAATGACCCAACCCTCGTAAGAGAGTAACACCAGCGCCCAATGTATGGAGCAACGAGGTTTTGATGTTTGTGAAAGCAAACCTAGTCCTTCTGCCCCTCGTACGTCACTACGACCGCGAGATTCAATCCTACGGTCAGACCGTGGAAATTCCAAACGTTAGCACGATCACCGCTAACTTGAAAGCTCAGAACACCTTGGTGACGCTGAACTACAACACGGAAACCAAGACGACCATCACCATCAACCAGCACTACGAAAGCTCGTTCTTGCTGGAAGATATTGAGAACGTTCAGTCTAAGTACGACCTCCGCACTGATTACACACAGGCAGCCGCCTACGCTATCGCTGCGAAGATTGACAACAGTATTGCCGTCCTCATGACCGCCGCATTCACCGCTTACGGTGCATTCGGTACGGCCCTGAACGATACCCTGATTCTGTTCGTAAACCGCTACTTGGATGACGCTAAGGCCCCACAAACCGATCGTAGCTTTGTTGTGACCCCACAGGGTAAGCAAGAAATGCTCGCGATTGACAAGTACATCCGCTACGACGCAATCGGTGTCGGTGGTGACCAGAACTCCATCCGTAATGGACAGATTGGTGAAATCTATGGTGTCCGTGTCTACATGTCCCAGAACCTCGTTCAGGTGACATCTAGTCCGAACCAGAACAACCACCTGTTCTTCCACAAGGATTCTGTGGCTATTGCAGTCCAAAAGAACGCACGTTCTCAGGCGCAATACAAGCAGGAATATTTAGGATGGCTTGTAACTGTAGACATCCTCTATGGACTCACCACCCTACGACCCTCATTCGGATTTTTGGTTAAATCATAAAGATTTAACAGATACGAATGAACAATCTGCCCCCGAAAGGGGGCTTTTTGTTTGACACGGAATAGATGAAAGAGTATGGTGTATCTACAGTATAAACGAGGTATCTACTATGCGAATTATCAAAACACAGAACATGGGCGGCATAAGTGTACTGGTTGATGATGAGGATTTTGAGAGGTTAAACCAATACAACTGGTTCATAGTTGCAAAGGGATATGTAGTAAGGAACGCCAAGAAAGATAACGGCAAATGGACGCGTGTATACATGCATAAGGACATCCTAGAAGTCCCTGAGGGCTATGAAGTAGAACATGCCGACCAGAACAAGGCTAACAACCAAAAGTCCAACCTACGGCCTGCTACGCGGTCAGAGAACATGGCGAACGTCAGGCGAGCGCAGAAAGCTGGGGCGCACTCCAAGTACAAGGGAGTATCAAAACTCAACCGACCTAACCTAAAGCGAAAGTGGCTGTCATATATAAAGGTCGATTACAAGATGTATTACAATGGCTACTATGAGACTGAGGAAGAAGCGGCGCACGTCTACAATCAGTTCGCAGAACAAATCTTTGGTGAGTTTGCTTACCTTAACGTGATAGACTGACCTTATGAATACTGATAAAAGAGACGGTCGCAGATTAAACCTTACTAAAGAAGTAGAGACTTTTGCGCCCATGGAAGATGATGGTAGGTGGAAACCTAGCGAAGGTGGCACCATGACAGGGGAATATGGAAAAGGTACCCCCAAACCAAGCCCTACATTAGAAGGAATGGCAGTTTTAGATGTACAAGAGTATTATCCATATCTACTCAAAGATTCACCTGAGTTTGAACGTAGAGTGAAAGAGATGCTAGCAAGATACCTATAGTGTTGTATAAATTACAGTATAAATACCAAAATAGTGTAGTAGACTGAACGTAGTAACCATAAGGAGCATTATGAACAGTCCATTAGAATACGACCAAAAGATTGTAGACGAGTTTAAAATTGAGCATGACTTAGAACCAGAGGCAAAACTGGGTTTTGTACGCACACAATTGGAGCAGATAACTGGCGCACTCTACCGCGAACGTGTGGAATTAATCATCTCTCAAACTCAAGTAGATGGCGCAACTGACGATGTAATGAAAAGCCAGCACCAGAGCAAACTTGCTGAACATCGACTGCTTATTAGTCAATTTGTACGTTCTATTAGTGTACTGACGGTACTCCTAGATGAACTTGAAAAGTCAGTCTCCGAGTAAACTCGCCGTAGTAGTGCCTTCCAGGGGTCTTATGTTTAGTGAGACCCTGGAAGAGCTTTTGCGTGAGCTAAAGGGTTTTGACCACAAGTTTTTCTGGGCACACTCTCGCCCGTTACCAGAGTGTTTCAATGAACCTGTGGAGAAAGCACTGGCTGATCCAGAGATTTACGCAGTACTCATCGTCGAGGACGATATGATTCTTCCTGAAGGTATCCTGAAACGTATGTTTGCCCGTAATTACCCTGTAGTTGCACTGGATTACCCCTTTAAGAACGATGGAGACTCTACAATGCTCCACGACCCCGCAGGTAATGCTATCTACTCTGGTACGGGCTTTATCCTAATCGCTAAAGCAATACTTGAAGCACTGCCTAAGCCAATATTCAGGACTGACACCGCGTGGGACACAATGATTAAAGGAGATACACTCGTATTCTGGCCTAGAAAGCTTACAAAGGTCGCCTACGGCCTCCACGACGTGAACCTGGGGATTATCCTATTCGCCAACAATATCCCCATTAAACCGATGCACCGCACTGCTGGACAGCGCAAGTTGGTAAAGTTAGGCGAGCCGAACTCTAATAACGGTGCACACGAGATACGAAAGATTACTAAGGTAGGCCGTGATCTAGTGATTAAGACTGTAGAGGCTGAAAATATCTACAAATACCGTGAAGCGCTTAAACGAGTGGAAAATGTAGAAGTAATGGACCACATTCCAGAATTTATCGGGTACAAGGATGGTCAAGCTTTTGTGAAAGGACTTCCAAATGTCACAGTCGTTTAAGATCGCTGTAGTACTACCTTCGCGTGGCCTTATGTTTTCGCGCACCGCAGATGAACTACTACAGAACCTGGAAGGCTACGACTACGAGATATTCTTTGCCCATGGTCTATCTATACCTGAGTGCTTTACGGTGCCGCTTAACCGAGTATTAAAGCGTGATTTTACCCACATATTTATAGTGGAAGACGATATGATTCTTCCCGAAGACACCTTAAGTGCGATGCTTCTAATGGACGCCCCTGTAGTGACAATGGACTACCCCGTAAGCAAGACGGGCCAGGGAGCGGTGTTTAGTGACAAAGCCGGGCGAATCATATTCACGGGAACTGGATGTCTACTGGTAAAACGGGAGGTATTTGATAGACTCAAACCGCCTTACTTTCGTACTGACATTAAATGGAATGTCCAGAATTATGGAGACTTTGTTAGATTCACAGCCAACTCACTACCCACGGTAGCCGGATACGGCCTGCACGATGTAACCTTTGGTATAAAACTGTGGAAAGCGGGTATACCTATATCTGTGGCGGGAAAGATAGGCCAGCGTAAACTCCTGTCCCTCGGTAAAGCGGGTAGCAATGATGGTGCCCACAAGATAGAGGAGTGGAATAAGGTAAAACCAAACTATCTCTACAAAAAGTACAAACAAATGCCCGCACAACCCATAGGAGTGCTGGTAGAGGTCCAGACCTTGGAAGGCGGCCTTATGGTGCACCCTGATAAGGCTAAGAAGATGTATAAAGCTGGAATGGCTACCAAGTTGCCCAAACAGTCAGTCAGTATCGACTTCAACGGGATAGACCTATGAAACTTCTAGTCTGTCTTGTGACCTATCAACGCCTGGAGTACACCAGAAAAACGCTAGCGAGTTTGTTTGAGACTATCAGTGACGATGCAGATTGGTTTCTGGTAGTGGTTGATAATAACAGTACAGATGGTACACAAAAGTACCTGACCGATTTAGAGGCCCGTGGACGACTTAACATGCTCATACTTAACCCAGAGAACTACTACCCAGGTAAAGCCTGTAATATCGCCTGGAAAGAGGCCCTAGAGGTATATAATGCCACCCACCTCATGCGGCTAGACAATGACATGCAACTTACCAAGGACTGGAATGTACGTGTGGACGGGTACTTCAAGGCTATTCCTGAACTCGGCCAGTTAGGGATTGAACATGAGGCTATTGAAACTTCTGAAGCTGACCTACGGAAACGCACTATTAATGGGTTCACGATAAACGAATGGCCTGGTGTGGTTGGTGGTCCGATGATTATGAAACGCAAAATGTGGGATTTGGGACTAAAGTATGACGAACGACCCTGGGCACCTCCACAACAAGAGGATTCTCGGTTAAGTCAGGAGATTAAAGCCCACGGGTACTTAGTGGGGCATGCCCAAGAAGAATTAGGCCGCACATTTGCCACGGATGCTAACAGATCTGATTATCCAGAATATTATAAGAAAACCTTTACCGAGCGTGGTATCGGAGAAAGAGTAAAAGATTTATGAAGAAGGTGTTACTAACCGGTGCCGGTGGAAGCATAGGGATCCATGTCTTAGACCATCTGATGCTTAACACTGACTGGGACGTGATTTGTACAGATTCGTTCCGGCACAAGGGTTACTTTGACCGTATTTCACAGACTTTGGATCATAATCCTAGCTGGAAAAAACGAGTAAGTTCCATTACTCATGATCTAAGTGCTCCATTTAGCTATCGTGAGATAGAACATATGGGAAAGATTGACTACATTATTAATCTGGCCTCTAGAGCAGATGTATGGGAATCGGTGGAAGACCCTGTACCTTTTGTGAGAAACAATGTGGATATTGCTCTGACGATGTTAGAACTTGCCCGTATTGTTAAACCAGAGGTGTTTATTCAATTTTCTACAGATGAAGTGTATGGTCCTTCTGATGCTGACCAGGGTCATCCTGAATGGGCCACGATCTTACCGAGTAACCCGTATTCTGCATCTAAAGCCGCTCAAGAAGCGATTGCAATTTCTTACTGGCGTACCTATGGAGTACCAGTGGTTATTACCAATACGATGAATAACTTTGGACAATATCAGGGGTCAAGTAAATATCCTGTCATTATCCAAAAGAAACTTATGGCTGGTGAAGAAATAGAGGTACACGTTGCCAGTGACGGACAAATTGGTACACGACACTACATTCACTCACGAAATGCGGCTGATGCGATTCTGTTTATTCTAAATAACCTTCCTCCACATCTACATGAACCTGGAACCAGAGATAAACCAGACCGCTATAATGTGGTTGGAGATGCCCACATGAGTAATTTAGAATTGGCCAAGGCCATTGCTAAACTAATGGACAAACCACTAAAGTACAAGTTGGTGGACTTCCACAGTAAACAGCCTGGACACGATGTCCATTATGGATTAGACGGAAGTAAGTTAGCTAAATTTGGTTGGAAATCTCCAGTGTCCTTTGAAAAAAGTATGAAAGATACCATAGACTGGCAATTGGCTAATCCACAGTGGATTGCTGAAAAGGATGCACCATGAAGGTAATGACGATAGTCGGTACCAGACCTGAACTCATTAAGATGTCCGAGATTATCAAGAAGTTCGATAAGGCCACAGACCATATTTTTGTACATACTGGTCAGAACTATGATTATCAGTTAAACGAGGTATTCTATAAAGACTTAGGGCTACGTAAGCCAGACTATTTCTTGGAATGTGGTGGAGGAACACTGGCTGAGACTGTAGGCAAGGTAATGGTGGAAGTTGAGAAGGTTCTAGTTAAAGAAAAGCCTGATGCTGTTGTAATCCTGGGCGATACAAATTCGGCACTGGCGGGGATAATCGTCAAGCGTATGAAGATACCACTGTTTCACCTGGAAGCGGGTAATCGGTGCTTTGACGACAACGTGCCGGAAGAAATTAATCGTCGTATTCTAGACCACATCAGTGACGTAAACTTGGTCTATACCGAAAACCAACGCCTATACCTGCGCGACGAGGGTGTTGCAAAAGACCGCATGTTTATTATGGGTAGTCCAATGAAAGAAATTCTTTCCAAACATATAACAGATATAAAAGCGAGTGATATACGAATAAGTCTTGGTCTTGAAGATTATCCCCCTGCCATGAGTCCTAGCAGGGAATACTTCTTAGTGAGTATACATAGGGATGAGAACGTGGAGATTAAAAAGAACCTAGATGAGTTACTGCGGACTATAGACGCTATAAACGATAAATATAAGTTGCCTATAATCGTCACAACTCACCCGCGCCTCCGCAATAAACTCACCGACGCGCAGTTAAGTCGCCCTGGTATTAATTTCCATGTTCCGTTTGGATTCTTAGAG